CATAGGCCAGACTAATAAGTTTTGTATATGCCAGTAGCTGCCCCAGAGTGAGACTATTTATATATTCTTGAACAACTCTTTTCACCAGCCCGACGATCTCATCATGATGCTCTGATGATTCCGTTTTAATGATCATCGACACATCTGCTTTTATTACAATGGGCGAAAAAACACCGAAACTGACGGTAAAGCCTCTGGTGTTCTCAATAGCCTCATAGACTCTTTTGATAAATGCCTCTGATGGCTTACCCGACCCGTCGTCAACAACAGCATAGAAATAGCCAGGCTGAGGATTGCCAGCATAAGAGACATTTTCCGTTAGTGTGAATGAAACACCATTCTGGATATGAAGAAGAGCAAATTGGATCGCCTCATTTGTCGCTTTCGACAAAGACGTAAACCATTTGGTGAAACGTTTGCGAAGGCCATCATCTGTTTCTGCATTTTTCCCCCCCGTAAACGGTTTTGTATTTGTCACTGTATCAATGAAAGCAACGGTTCCCGCTATGACACTTACTGTGCCTGCCTGTACATTACCTGCAGAGCCGGCACAGTTGGCCCTTACAGGAACATCAAGTGAAGCTTTATCAGCGGGCAGAACGTAGGCCTGCTGGTCGGGGTTAAAGGACTTCAATGTATTGTCTCTGATAACGGTATATGTCTGCGTGCCATCCATAGTTCTGACCATTGTGCCTGCCGGTATCAGGGCAGCATGCGTCGCCGTGAAACGGCTGAAGGTCACCATGCCAGATGCCTGTACTGCACTAAGACGACTGAAGCTGAAGTCAGCCATCCAGCTGTCCAAATCCTCACCGGAGCAGGTTGATGCGCGCGTTGTCACCAGCAGCCTTACGACAAGTTGCTGAAGCCAGCTCGCCACACCTGCGTTAGATTCAGCCAGTGAGCGGAGAATACTGCCGATAGAAAAATCCACCAGCTTCGCCGCACGTGCCTGAATGGCGATTATCTGTTCGTTAACAAGTTCTGTGAAAGATTTAATATTGAGTGATGACATCGGCTTACCTTGTAACGTCGAAAAGAAGCATTTCCAGTGAACCGGTTTTTGAATCCGTGTAAGCGAGAGACACACTGACACCATTCTGTATGAGGAAAAGTTTCACTTCAGGTGGTGGATGACTGGCAACAGCGTCTTCCAGCAGCATCTGTCCAGTGATGAGCGTTTTCCATTCACCGGGCTGAACAGCCTCCCCCACTTTTTTTCCCAGACCGGCACCGTACTCAGGATGAAAAATGTAGTCACCGGGATTAGTCATAAGTCGCCGCAGGATGCGTTGTTTGACGTATTCGCTACCGGAGGCCGGACGCAGATCGCCCGTGGAGGAAGCATCAAGGTCTCCCCCTATAAAATGATAAAGGTCGTGCATTGATTACTCTGGCGGTGTGGTAACTAAATGTTGTTCAGGTGGCGCGGTATGGCTGCCCTGTCCTGTTTCGAGATGGATGTGACCGTTATAAACGGTTCGGATACGTTGTAACGAGCCATAGCGACCGTCATTATCGAGAATGTCTTTTTTAACTTTCAGACTGGCATCTATCAGCACGTCACCGCCTGAAAAGTGATGTGAAGGTGCGTCGTATGTGATTTTTTTTGCCGCACTCAACAGCACTTCTCCGTTGTTCAGGAATTTCAACAGCGATCCGCTTTTGTGAAGCAGCCAGAACTCACCGGAAGGTGGTCCTGGACAACGATCTTCGTCGTTGTAAAACTGACCCGCCGCCATCCCGGTGCCCATTACGCCCGAATCAAAATCGATTTGCGCTACCGCTCCGACCATTGGTCCCGCAGCAAAACCCCAGCCGTTACCCACCCATGGCGAACTGATGGGTATCCAGCCGGTTTCCTCTCCCGTAGGCTGCAGCTCAACTTTCAAGGTGTAGCTGTTGGGATCGTAAGCTGTGATAATCCCCTGACGCGTCAGACCTCCGCCAATGCCTGACTGTCGAGCCGTTGCGGCTATGACATTCAATAACGCTCTCATCGCAGAATTTCCAGTGCCGGGCTGTGGTTTTTGCCGGAAATGTGCATGGTATAGCCGCGAGCCTGGCTTAAAGTGCGTCGCACCGTGTCGCACCAGTAAAGCTGGTCAAACGGGCTCTGTGTACCTTCGACACGAACCAACATCCGGGGTGTCAGCACATTGTCTCCTGCCATTGAACAGCTGAACTTCATCTCATGCTGAATGATATTGTGATAAATTGTCTGCGCCAGTGCACTGGCGGATTCGGGTGTTAGGCCGTTGCGTATAACACGATAAACCTGCGTTTTTGCTATGGCGCTACCGGGAGTAGTCTTTTCAGGCGCTTTCGGATACGAGGCGACAAATTGTTTATTTTTGCGCTTAACATTCCAACTCAGCACTTCCACACTCACCCCTCGTGAGATAGAGAGCGCGCGGGAAAACGTCAGGTCATCGGCTGTGTTGCCCCGGGGATAAGCAACCAATCCCGGCGGTTGCCATCTGATGACATACGCATCGGCTTTGCAGGGCTCGCTGATTGGCTCAAAATGTAGCCGGTCATTGTCGACATACACGGTGAAGTTTTCGATCCCCGCCAGGGTACTCATCAGGTCCCAGTCAGTCTGCTCCCCGGTAAGGTGGGCTGTATCAATCTGATAAAATTCCCCAAAGCGTTTCGTCGTCGCCGTTACTATCGGCTTCAGTCCGTGCCGCTGCGCCAGCATCGTGGCAATCTGTGAGCTGGTGTGGTTTTTAAAACTTTCGCCAGCTGATCTGGCGTCAATGAGCCGCGCGGTAAAATCACGACCCTCCGCTGTCACCTCAAAACGGGCCGGGTCGTAATGCCAGGTATCGATATTGCCGGTGATCAGTTTCTTCTCGTCTATGCCCGCCTGCGTGATGACTGAGGCAAACAATTCAACACGGATTGTCGTCTGCCTGCCCCACCAGCGGAGCATCTGCACCTCAGCTGGCAGTGCTGAAATGGCCAGAGTTAGATCGAACGTGGCAGCACCCCGAAATGCGTTGTTCTCAACGCTGAACGACACAAAAGGGACCTCATGGCCATTCATCAGGCACCGCGCGCTGATCCTACGGACGCCTGAAGTGAACGCAGCGTTATTATTCATGGTCAACCTGAGGGCTGGACGGGATGATCAGGGTCTGGATGCCGCTCAATTGCGGATCTGCCAGATTATTGGCTGCGGCAATACTGGCCCATTTTGAAGCATCACCGTACTGCTCTGATGCGACCTGATACAGATTGCCGCCTGATAAGGTCACTGCCCTGACACCATTCGCTGTCTGACCGGCATGGATATTTTTGTTCAGGCGGGCCAGTATGTCCTGTAAGTGATAGAGTGCCGGAATACGCGTCGCGTGCTCCAGCTGAGTAAGCAGGTTTGCGACACTCCTGGAAACCGGATGGCCTGGTATCAACCCGCCCAGCGTCGTAATTTCACGGGCTGCCGATTCGAGTAATGCCAGCTCATGCTGGACAATATTTCGGGCCGTGATAAGCGGCCTCACGACCGCCTGTACCTGTTCTACCGTAGCATGGGCGAAATCACTGACGTATTTAACAGCCTGATGCAAATGCTGAACAGCCTCAGTCACGGCATGGATGTTGATAATCTTACTCAACCCCAGCGCGCCGCCCAGATCACTGTCAATTAGTCCTTGCAGTGCGCCCGTTAGTGCATCTACCTTCTCAGGCGATCCTTCATTCCTGACGACGGCAACTTCAATCGTATAAGGGCGGCGCCTAACATACTCATAAACCGGGCTGAAAGCCGTAATCACCACGGTAAAGCGGTAGTCATCCAGGGTCAACACCAGCGGAAGTCCGGCGTCCCGCATACGCTCAAGCGCGCTGACACGTTCCCCGGCCTGTGATCCAGTAATAATGCCAGCCCAGCTTAATGGATCATATTCCGTGCCCAGCACATCGATGATGCGCCTGCCGCCAATCAGCTGATGCTGAACCGTTCTCTGCCTTGCGGCTATAGTTATACGTTCCGGAACTTCAAATTCCATGAACTCAAACTCACCTAGTACCAATCGGGTAACGTTCGGGTCAATGCCCTGCGCAAAATGCGTTATTGACGGAAGAAATGACAAGTGTTTATGCGCCTGTATCAGCGAAATATCTTTGCCCAGGCTACGCTGGAAGATACCTGCCCATTAAGAGAAAATAAGATGAAGTTTGAAAACCAGGATGCGTTTAAAATGACTGCGGCATACCTTGAGCGTAAAGAAAATCTGTCGGCTGCGTCTGCTTACTTTAAAACGTTCGTTGAAACTTACGAAAAATTTGACCGCTGGCTTGATTCACCTGATCCTGTGAAAACAATGGAAGATGAGCGGAAAGCCGCCAGGGCGAATCCTGACTCACTGCTCTGACTGACATTATCTGCTATCAATGCGGCCTTCCTGAAGCATCAGACGAAAACAACCGCTGCCCCCTGCGGGTGCGGGGGTTATCCATACTTATGCACATTCAGTGCCGTTCCAGACGTTTATCAAGCAGATCTGAAAGTACATGTTGCTGACCTGACTGCGACCGGCTGCACGTTCAAACCATCATGTCCGTTTACTGACAGTACGCAGCTATAAAAAAACCCGCTTGCGCGGGTTCAGTCAGGCATCATGGCTTTGACGCCACTGATCGACCATATCTTTCGTCACTTCTTTTTTGTAGCAGATCGGTGCATAGCCGCCCTGCCTGCTCCAGGCGCTTCGCCTGCCGCAGCTACTGCCGTTGCGGGCAGAATTAAACGGGCAGGCACAGACACCCGGATACGATGCAATTGAATCTTCAATAATGAGCTGACGGATTTGATCATCGGTCTGACGTGACGTTTTTGCGTCAGATGCCCCCATCCAGAGCAGACTGATGCCCATGAATAGCGAAACAGCAATTGTGCGTGCGTCCATTATTCCCTCCGATAGTGGAAGGAACAGAGTAAATTGATCTCGCCAATGCCAATCGAACAAAAAGAAGGCAATTATTGTGCGTTTATAAAGCACAACATTCAGGGGTTACCCTTCAGCTTTTACTGAAGGTGAAACTGAAAACTTTTCCGTTTCTGGTTTGCACGGTCAGGGTTTTTCCTTCAGTAGTGTCACGCGCCCGGGCTTCGCTATATTTCCACATCATCACTCGTTGTCCGTCAGCGTATGCAGAATCGGAGTCAGGCGGACCAAACATGCTGAGCAGATCACCTCGGGTGGTTTTCCCGGTCTGAATCTTCTGTATTTTTGCCGTATCAAAGTTTTGCCCGGTGGAGCTTGAGCAAGCGGACAATGACAGCACAAGGGTAAGCATCAATACTTTCATAACCTTCCCGGACAATTAAGTGTTCACCGATTCAGAGACCGGAGAGCATAGCACGGCAATCGTACAGAGAAGATTAAAGGAGGTACCCAGTCAGGAGAGGACCGGATCATAACCCTGTAAGGGCGAGCTCATAACTCACTGCGGAGGCAGAACTACATGGATAAACTCTCGCGTCTTTTTAAAGAGATTCGTACGACACAGTCCCCTTACGAAAGAACCACGGATAAGCAGCTTGCCCTGATCGCCGACAGATGCCAGCGAGATGAAGTGGCCGCAATCTACATCAGGCTAAGGCTGTTTAATGCAGAGCTGGCCGCCTGCCCGGAATGGGATGGCGATACGCTCGATCAGATACGGGATGCAATACACACACATGAGCGTCTACTCGCAATGATAGAAAGAAACCGAAGTGCCTGAATGTAGTCGTCAGTATTGTTAAAACTGCCATTGAACGACTATGTTATTCAAACAATTATCCTTAATTCGCAACTACATGGAGAAACTATGCCACTGGTTAACAAACGTATTCAGCTTCAGTGCGTCATTGATAATCTGGACGATGCCCAGCAAGAGATCGTGCAGCTTAAAATGGTCATAGGCTTGATCATCGCTAAACTCCCTCCTGAACAACGGGAGGACATTATTCATGAACTTCGAAACTTCGGGCTCAACAGCAGCGCACAGGAATTCACGCAGTTCGTCGTTGAGTAAGTGAGGCAGAAAACTTCACTTTGGCAGTTTTCCGGGACACTTACAGGCCGGCGATGGGGCATTTTCAGTGAGTCCACTGAAATTATTCAACCCGACTTTAAGGCCTGATCAATCACCCGCTCAAGCATGTCATAAGACACCTCACCCTGAAGAATCGTATTCCCGATGATCGTAGTCGGCGTCCCCGAATAATGCAGTGTTTCCAGCAACTCCATGTTCACATGAATAGACGCATCCACATCCGGGCCGTATCCACTGATGTTCAGACCAGCAATCTTTGATGCGGTACGAATTCGCTCATCTTTGCCCAGGTTGGCGTGCGTCATGAGGGCATGATGAAATGTGTGAAACCTGTCGGGATGTTGGTTCCAAACCGTCAGAGCCGTACGCGTTACGGCGATCGACGTTTCAGATCCTGAAGCAATTAATTTATAGGTGATCGCAACCTGAGGGTAATTCTTCAGTAGCCTTTCAAGACTGCTGTCCAGCGCCTGACAGTGGCTGCAATCATAATTTACGAAACTAACAATTTTCAAAGCCGGATGTTGCGCACCCACTACAGGTGACGAGGGGTCGTTCAGTAGCTTGTCATGCAGCAACGTCTCAATCGGCTTGGCCCCTGCTGGTTCTGACCCATTCATCTTTGATGCCTGCACACGCTCCAGCGAATGATGCCCCGTCGTGATGGGAGATGTTGATAAAGACGCATTGGCTGCGCTCAAATACAGCATCAGGATAAAGAGATTATTTAGCATAACCCCGTCCAGGTAAGTACGTCAGTAAGCTACGATGCTTTTCAGTAAAGAGTGTGTGTGAAAACATAATCAGAGGATGCAGCATGGCAAACCTCACATTCAGATTCCTGAAATATGGCATAACTGACCGATTTAAAATTGAGTTATAGCTTTCTCAATTCAGATCCAGGTATCTCAGTTAATTAAGGCACTGAAAGGCGGCTGACCTGACCGGGATGCGTCATCAACATTGACGGGTCAAAAGTGCTGGTGGATGAAGGGGCCCTTACGGCCTCGCGGCTCATGCCGTTAATTACTGTAGCCACCAGTACCTGACGTCCTTCATGCGTTATCAGGAGATTTACCGGCTGTTCTGCTTTGCTGTCAGTGACGGGCGGAATCGGTGGATACTTGCCGGTATTGCGGTAAATCTGCTCACGTGCTTTCTGATTATCGAAGTCAGCCTGCGAAGGCACCCAGGGTTTGTATGTAACCCCATTATCACGCGCGTTCTGGCGAGCCAGCCTTTCGCGCTCTGCCATCTCCTTGCTCTGCGAGACGGTGGTGGCGGGATAGAGCGCGGCCAGGGTAGTCGTGGCGATGATGGCCGGAAGTCCGGAGAGTGCTGCAGCCAGCCCGGTAAGTCCTGTGGTGGCACTTTTACCAATGAGCAGGTCAATGCCCCACCCTACCAGCTTAAGGGGAGCTTTCAATGCGCCAGCAGCATGTTTCAGTACCCAGAATCCACTGCTGACAGCAGCCAGACCGGTGATTGCCAGCGCCGTCTGACCTGCAAATTTCGCCACCTCTGGGTGCCTGTGCGCAATGTCGGTCATCCGTTCGAGTGAATCCGTCAGGCCCTCAAGCCCTTTAGTGAACGTATCAAGCAGACCACCGTCTTTGCCCATCACCAGTTGCAGGTTCTGCCATTTTTTCTGAAAGTCGATTTTTTTGCCGTTGTAAGTGTTGCCGACAGCCCCGTACGCATCATCCAGTCCTCTGGCGATACCATAAGCGTCGATACGGTGATGGATGGTTTCCAGCTGCTTGTCGATGAGGTTGAACATTTTGCCGCCGGTCCGCCCAAATATCAGGGCATTCTCGCGCTGTTTCTGGTCATCGGTGTAATGATTCCTGCGGTATACAGGCAGGATCATCTGCTCGTAGTAGTCCACAGGGGACTGGCTGAAAAGCTGAGCGTTGATTAGCGGATTCCCACGGATACGCTTCACCCCACCCAGATTGTTGAGCTCAACCTTACTGGCATCCCAGATGCCCATCTTCATCAGGTCGTGTGTGACCTGGTTGGGCAGCTTGATGATGCCGTTTAACCGGTTATAGGCTGTCATCAACGCATCACCGGCTGAGCTGCCCTTCAGTTCACCTATGATGGGCTCAAGCTCAGCGAACAATGCCCTGTTGCTGAGGTTGAAGGCGGAGGTGCCGGCCTTGGCCATAAACTGGCGATACTGGGTAAAATCGACGTTGCCGCCAGAAGACTGGATGGCGCGGAAGGCAGCGTCCATCAGTTGATTAAACCGCTCAGGGCTTTTCAGGCCGCCCGCGGTCTCGGTGAAGCGCAGCATGTCCATCTGCTTCGCAACCGTGGCTTCGCGCTGGTGCTCATCCAGTCCGCGTGAGGCAAAGGTGATACGTGCCAGCACAGGCGCCGCCATTTTTGCCGCACGCAACTGCTCATCCAGCGTTTTCGCTCCGGATTCGCTGAATACGCCCTGTGCCTCCACAAGGTACTTCAGCATGTCAGTGGCCGATGATCCACGGACCCGCGTGGTTTCGGCGAAACGCTGTGCCTCCTCTGTTGCAGCCTGACTCATGCCGAACTGCCTGAACTTCTCTGTCATGGTCTGGTAACGAGCCGCCTCATCCACGAAACCACCTAGCATCTTGAAGCCGAGGTAGCCGGTGGCCAGATTGGTTAGGCCGTCCGAATAGGATCTTCCACCAGGTGGCCGGCCTCTCCCACCGCCATGGCCAGACCCGCCATCACCCCAGCCCCCCGGCGGGACACCGTTATGCCAGCCATTCCAGCTGGCACCCGATCCGGATGGCGGAGGCAGAGCAATTCCCCCTCCATGATTGCCATAACCGCCGCTACCTCCACCAGCTGCGGCAGAACCTGCAGCCAGAACAGGCAGCGTCAATGCCGCACCATAGCTACCGGCCAGCTTAGGGAGATTTCGGGTCGCATTATTCATGCGCTGGGCGTGGTCGGCAGCAGAGCTGATAGCTTCGGCATAATCACGCGCGCCGCGCGCTGCGCCAGAAAACTGATTATTCAGAGAGCGGTTGAGCGCCCGCAGCGCGGATGTCGCCTCTTTTGCAGCGCTGGTCAGCGCTTTGATATTCTTTGTGATCGTAACGAACTTCTTATTGAGTTCGATCGCATCACGGCTGACCTGCAGCAGGTTGCGTGTAATCTGGTCATCCAGCGCCAGCCGCACGGCTACGCGGTAAGCCTGAATATCCATTGGAACCTCGTTTGACGGGCATAAAAAAACCCAGCCGGAGCTGGGTTATGTTTAGATTTGTCGAAAAAAGGCGCCTAAACGCCTTGTATGGGTAACTTCATTAGCAGCGAACTAAGAAGCACCAAGCCTGATATCCGTATGCATGCGCATCGAGAACCTTCGCAGACTTACCGCGCACCTTGCGGTAGCGGCAGAAAATCCAACGGAACCCCTTTGGAGCAGGCTTTGTAGTAATTGGTTTTAATGTCATCCATTTAACACCCCCTTACTAAGAGAGATTTTTCCCTTGAACTCAATCTCCCTAGGTGTTAACTTCGGGTTGCAACGATTTAGGTTCAAAGTGACGATGCCTCTTAGGTTCATCGTCTGAATAAGCCCTGACAGGTTGGCCCCTATCAGGGTTTTTTCATGCATGTTTTTTGATAATCTGCTGCCTGGCAAGAAACCCCACATAGTGTTGCAATTTCCTGCACGCTTTTAGTTCCCCATACACTGGCGAGATGATGCGGAACTAATAGTTCACCACTAAAACATTTTGCTTGCCACTCGCTACTCTGAGGGGCCGGTATTGCTACTCCCGGTTCAGATCTGGCGAAAGCAATATTTTTATGCATGAGTAGATGCCCGATCTCATGAGCAACAGTCATTCGATCCCTTCCACCTCCTGAAAGAGCTCCCTCATAGATGTCTTCACGAAGAATAATCGTAGACTCTTGCGGGATAGTGAGTCCGTGTGTTGGACCCATTTCCCTTTCACTCGCAATCTGAAGCTCAAAATCGGGCATCAACCGAGGCAAAGCGAACTCAATTACTTCCATTACTGGAAAATAGATACCACGTATTTTAAAAGCTGCGCGTAAGTGTTTAGTCAGCGCACGAATGGCGGCGCGACTCATACCTGGTACTCGATAATCTTGTCCGCTCAAACAGCCCCCTACTTATCGTTCTTATTAAGTAATTCAGACAGCTTTTTGAAGTCAGTGGCACTTAACTCATCAAAGTTTCGTGCAAAAGCCAGAGCAACCTCTCTTGCTTGTGATGCTTTACCGGACAGATTAATCTCAACCGATTGCTGCGAATCACGGGCAGCTTTAGTCAACTCGTCCCCAACTTGTATGCCTTCTTTTCCAAAGAAAGCGATGATGCTATCAAGCACAGGTTTGGTGACTGCACGTTTTCCTGTCTCAATCGCTGAGAGGTAAGACGAAGTCACGTCCATAGAGTCAGCCATGCTCTTCAGCGTGACACCTACATCTATCCGCAATTTTCGAACTTTCTTACCAAACGGCGTTAACATTTTGGACCTCTCTTAATCGTGGTGAGGGTGTATTTCCACCCTACTGGGGCAATCGCATATTACCCACAATTAGATAGTAACAAAACCTGGACCCAAAAATCAACTGTTTTTTGTTTATTTTTATCACTCAAAAAAGAGGATTGATAATGCAAGTTCAGTTAACCTTCACGCCACTTCGCATGCGCTCCCAAACGTACTTACTATGCTCAAAGTGTCTCTTACTTCCCTGTGATGTGACCTGATCTCATTGGAAATGTTTGGCACAATATCGTGCCTTGCTTAGTCGGTCACCACTGCTGGGCTTTTTTTTAATTGGCCTTGAAACATGCAGCTAGCTTTATACAACAACTACTTAGCTTAAAGATAAGTATGCCAACTTCATTAGTTTTAACGATTCGCGCATCTTATGCACGCCCGCGTCAATATCTCAAGTGCAATTCATAAGCCATTTGATTTGTATGCACTAGTAGTTGAGTTGATTAAAAGCGGCAGGCATCTTACAGTTAGCGGTAACAGATTTACTCTATTGACTTTTTAGCTTTAGCGCACATCGGCAAAAGCCATCCAACCATTAAGTAATAGAAACAAAAAACCCACCGACAGGTGGGTTAATGTCAATAGCAATCAATGCATGAAAGCAATCAATTCACGAACAATTCGTATTTGTCATTTGTAAAAAACGGGTCTTTCCTCATCACCGTCATCACGGTGATTTTCATCCATGGTTTACCATGCTTTCTCGTCAATTCAACACCACATGGTAAATTGATTTTTGTTTTGTTGCATTTCAGTACAAAAGTATCACTTGTGGAATAGCCAGACACAGTTTTGGCGTGAGCACCCTTGAATTTAATGAAGATATCTTCGAGCTCTTTGAGAGTTATGGCTGGATTGTTCCTCGGGTCATTTACTCTATCGAAAGAGAAATGCCCCGAGAATGTCATCTCTATGCACTCTGTCTCAAGGCTATCATTTATTATCGCCTCAAGATCATCTAAACCTTGACGCGTTATTGTCATAGATAGTCTGCCGTCACACGCTCTAACTTCTCATTTAACTCTTCGTCAGAGTAAGCGCTCACTGTACCAATATGCTTACTTTCAGCAATTGTACCGACACGCACATCGAATTCTTGGTTGTCAAAACTGTCAACAATCACACACTTATCACTTTCTTTAAAAAAGAAAGAGGCAAAGTTTTGCTTAACCTGCATGTTAAATTTTGTCATGATTGTTCTCCTTAGCCGAGACTATTGGAGTCTGCGATAACTTAATAATAGATGAAACGGTCGCCAATGATGTCTCATTATAGAGCAAAAATCTGCTCGTTTTTGGGATGGTTGAGGCTGAAAACTTGGTTGCATCAACTCATAGCGCTCACTGTATTGCTCAAGAAAACCACAAACCATCCTTCCTGAGCAAGTCCCTTTTACCACTATATCGGCAATTTTCAACCTAACCTTAACCTACAGACACTCAGAAAACCTTAAATCCACGCGCAATCGCCCGCCCTATCGACTCCATCAAAGGGTCAATCTTGCGCACGTAGGCTGGCCCGATAAACGGGCGCGGCGGTATGCGGTCAGTTCCGACTTCCTGCCAGAGCCCAATCTCGCTTTTGGTGCCGACAAGGGCCGCTAGGCCCATTACTTCACTTTGGATGGAGTCTCTGAGACTTCCTGACCGCAGCAGCGGCTCATCTTCAGAGTAACCCTGACGTATACGGTCAGCTTTTGTTGACTCAGCCAGCGGCGCCCAAGCTTCAAACGGCCCATAAGCGGGCTGGTACACGCCGATTTCTTCTTTCGCCGTTTCCTCAATCTCTTTCACGATGACGCGAAAGCCCGACTCCAGTCCGGTGGCGATACTGGCTGACGCAGATGACATCTCTCGCGCAAACTGCTCAAGGTCCATCAGCAGGCCTCCTCCCACTGACCGGTATTCCAGTTGTACCTGCCGCCGTCGAATTCACGGATGACCACACCCATGGCAATGCGCTCATGGGGCATTAAATTCGTTAGCCCGGGAAAAATGATACTGAACGGAACCCCGGCTTTCATCAGCCAGCACTGATTGATGAAGCCTGGGTTCCGGGCGAGTTTTTTGCGGCGGTCTCCGTGGCCTCATCGTCTTCTTCCCTGGCCTTTTCACGCAGCCAGGCAGTCACCGCTTTCAGCCCGCTTTTGCCAAGGATGGCGAGCATGCCCTCAATTTGTTTCGGGTTCTGCGGTACCGGATACTCATCACCGTCAATCTCTGCGACTGCAGCAACCGGGAAGGCATACATGTTCATGTACATCACATTCATGGCCATCTCCGGACCGACAGCGACCGTCAGGCGCGACTCCTGTACCGGGTCCAGCTCACGCAGGGTGATCAGACGCCCTGCTGCATCTCGTGTCTGACAGGATCCGGCAGCTTGTTCAGCCGCTGCGGGTTGTTTGTTCTCATGCACTCTGACCTGCACCATCGATCACTCCTC